TTTACATCCGCCCATTTTGCCCTTGTGGCTACCGTTGCCTTGTTGGCTCTTGCTGTGCACTCACAATTTGTGGGTTTCGCCTTTTGTGGCGTTGCTGGTGTTTTGGTTGTTTTGGCCTTTTATGGCGTCCCTTATGCTCTGAGGAGCATGAAATCGTGGTTTGCTGGTGAGTTGGCACGTGTTGAGGAATACTCAATGTCTCGTGTTAGCCACCATCTTGCCGCTGTCGAGGCGCGTGTCGGGGTTCGAATTGATGGTGTTGTTGATGGTATCCGACAAGAGACAACAGCTCTCTTGAAGGGTGCTATAGACGATGTTAAAGGTTCAATTCCGACGATTGGCCTAGGCACAAAGATCACTGGCGCACTTGCAGGTGCTGGAGGTGTCGGTGTGTGGGCATTGCTTTTCATTAAATTCCTTCGTTCTGCTCGGGCCTTTTTTAAGACTGAGAAGCGCGAGGGTGCTAGTCGTGAAGCTTTTGCTTCATTGCTTGTCAAGTTCATAAAATTTCTTGCTGATGCTGGTTTGGTTGCTGGAGGTGCTTTGGTGCTCTTCAAGACCCGATCGGTTGACATTGTTAAAATGTTGCGTGATTTGTATACTGTGGTGGGCTTCTCTAAGAAGACTATTGATGCGGTTTCTGGTTCTGGTGAAGATCGTTCTGTTCCCTTTATTGGGTCAACGAGTGTAGTCAGTGAGCGGTACTTGGGCGTCAAGAAGTCACTTGAGGGGCTTAAACGGATTATGAACACGCTCAGCAAAGAGGATGTGGACATGGCGTGCTTGAACATAGGCCAAACAATTGGCGGGGATCGATTGAAGGTGGCGAAATCTGCCGACGATTGGATCGTTGAGTTGAACAAAATGTTCCCTATTTTTGCTAAGCGCACTTTGTCTGAGATTGACCAGATTAGTGGAGTTGAGTTTGATGATCAAGGTTTTGCCGCGATCCTTAGACAGCACCACACGTTTAAGTCGTTCCCGAACATTGTTGAGGGCGACCCGGAGGGGCCGCCTGCGATAAATGAAACACCTTATGTGTTGATTTGTGCGCGTTTGTATTTGGCTGATTTCATGTTGCATGAAGCGAATCGTGTGAATTGTGAACCCCCTCCGTGGTGTGTTCGCGAGTCTGAAAAGGATGATGAGGAAGTTGTTGCATTGAGCGCTTACCAGCGCGTGATGGAGTTTGGTTATGACCATGCTCTTGTCATTTGCGGCAGTACTGCCTTGGTCGCCGCATGTTTGGCTTTTGCTTACGTGTATTACCATAGACTTAGCTTAAGAGAAGGACAGAAAGTGTGTCACCACTGTGACACGTGTACTAAGCAAAGCGGGGATGTTTATTGTGATGACTGTTGTGTAGACAAGAGCTATTACAACAACACCCTTAATTATGATGACCAGAAGTTTCTTGACTGTTGTGTCAAATGTAAACATAGTCCTTATTGTTGGGGTAGTGTTTATGATCCTGACCTTTATCAGTCTACTCCGTCAGTTCCCCATGTGGGCCATGACCGTGAAAACAAGAAAAAACGCAATCAAGGATCGCGTGGCCAGCGTATGAAACAAGCTTCGGAGAAGTTTTTTCAGGACGCAGCCCTTGCTGAACGTCGTTGGTCTGATGAGGACCGTGAGGAGATGGAAGAGTTGAAGAACGAGGTTGTCGATGCTGCGCGTAAGTTGCGTGACAAGTGGGATGATGTGCGCACCCATGGAAACGCGGAACAAGATGCGCGTATAGCTAGTGAGATGGAAGAACTTGAGTTTTGGCTTGATGAGTATTACCAAGGTTCCTCCGCTGCCCAGGCGATGCGTGCTATGTCCCGGTCCGCTAACCATAATAAGAAGAATCGTGAAGGTGTTGCTGAAAATATCTTTTGGTCCACCCTTTTTGGTGGCATAGTTCGGTTTGCTGTTGATCGCCAATTGTTGAAGGTTTTCCCACCCGCGCCTGTAAAGGTTGAGGTAGTGAAGATTCCTACGATAATTACGGAAATAAGTACTAAAGATGGGGCGGAGATGCTCCTTCATAAGTCTGAAGTTCCTAAGCGTGAAGCAGCTTCGCTTATGCCTGCCATTGCTCCTAGTCAACCGTTTAAACGAGATCCATTTCTTGTTCAACATGAGATTGGGGGTAAGTGGGTTACGGATTCAGAAGCTCGAAAAGTGCGGCTTGAGAATAAGATCTATATGGTCGGTAAAACTCATTCTGTGCATCCTCCTTCGTTGGCCCGCGGTCCAAGCCCTAAAGTGTCCATTTGTAATTTACTTGGAACTTGGCGCATGGACGTGGACCCTACGAAGTGGGTTGGTGATCCTCTGCGTGATACTTGTTATCTTGATTTGGCAACCTATAATGTCCCTGGACAAGCTATCTCCTGTGTCATTGGCAAGCCTCCTCCTACTAAGGTCTCTTTGTACTCATCTTCTGGTGAGTCTCATTCCGACAAGGTGGAGGTTGGTGAACCTAATGTTGATGGAGGAGAAATTTTCTATCGATGTTCTACGGTTGACGGTTGGTGTGGTGCACTCATTGTTGACGGAAAAACACTTGAAGTTGTTGGTACTCACGGTGGTACGACGGGTTCAGACACTTCTGGCGTCTGTAACAATTGGGGACATTTCTTTGTCTCCCCTACCGGTTTAAAAAACTTGTAGGCCCCGCGCGTGAGCGCGGGGGTTCAGGCGGCCCTAAAGAATGGCCGAACCCCCCTATATATCCCTTTATTCAGCCTTTGTCTGCTAACAGATGGGGGTTAAAAAATCTGAAGCTGATAGGCTATTATGACTACAAGCAGACATTTGCGAGTACACCGATGCGTTCGGTTAAACACAATTTGTTCGATGCGTTTCCATATAGTTTTCGGAGAGACATTGATGCAACAATGCCTAAATATGCTGTGGTGCAAGGCACCGAGCGTAACATTGCTGCACAGGTGGCTAAGTTCGATGCTGTAGTGTCAGACGTGTGGCGGAGTGATCCTCTGTTTTTGCGAGCTGTTGAGTTTGTTACTGAGATGTATCGTCCGGCACTTACCTGTGGGGTTGTGTCGTGGCCTGATGCGCTCGCAGAATTTGACTATACGAAATCACCTGGCGTACCCTTTACTGGTTATGGGTTTCGCACTAAGGAGCAAGTAATTGCGTATCCTGATGAGTTTGTTGAGTTCTGTATCAAGTCTGTGAACATGGAAGCTAAGGTTGTTTTTGGAACTGTTCCTAAGACGGAGTTTTTGTTGATAACTGAAATTCTTGCTGATAAAATCCGATTGTTTAGTCCAGGACCATTCCATTTCCTGGCTACTCAGTCGCGTCTTTACAGTGAGCAAAATCGGCGTCTCAAGAATTTTGCTTGGAGTGGGTACGGATTCAATCTCTTCCGTGGTGGTTGTAATTCCTTGGCTAAGTCGCTCCAAAGTTTGGGCCCGTGTTTTGATCTTGACATACCTAGGTGTGACAAGAGTTTTCCTTTGATGGAGATCGTTTACAATATGCGTAATAGTATGTTGCAAAACACAACTGCCTTTGATGTGCGTTCAATGCAGTGGGTGGCGTCGAATTTGTCGAATTGTTATATGCTTTTGCCCGATGGAACTGTTGTGGAGTCTCCCAACGTTAATCCAAGTGGTCAATTGAATACGACAACCGATAACATTTTGTACGTGTCCATTGTGTTGTGTTACGCTCTATTGACAGCGGACCCGAATGCGACTTTTGCTGAGGTTATGGCTCAAAAGATTAAGATTTTTGGCGATGACGTTCATGGTGGTATAAGTCCACAATTTAAGCAGTTCAATGAGCCTGGGTGGCTCGTTCGCTTTCTCAAGGAAAAGTTCAATTTGAATCTGACTTCTTGTCATTTCTACCCTGATGCGGTGGGATTGCATTGGTTGGGTGCAGATTATGGTTACCTTCGTGGGACCAATATTATTGTACCTTTTTACAATAAGGATCGACTTTGGGATGCGTGGCGATACACCGAGAAAGGCAACATGGCGGAGTGGCAAACTCTGTCCAAGTTGCGCTCAGTGCTGATTTTGGCTTATCCACACTTTGATTTGTTCAACATGTTCAGTGCTTGTTATACAGCGCTACTTCGCGAGTTGGCGGGGTCGAAGGATTCCACCACACAAGCGATTCTGCGCTTAGGGACACCCAGCTCAAATGAGTTGTATGCGTTCTACACAGGACATGAAAACTTTGCACTAGGTGTGAGTTCCCATTTTTCTCAGGCCTTAAAGGAGGTAGGAGGTGTGAAAAGTATTTGGATGAATGCAAAGCAATCAGTCAAGAAAGTTGTCGGCAACGGCCCTCAAGAAAAACAAAAACAAAGAGTTGCAAGTCGAGCGGGGCTCTTCAAGCAACAGCTCCGGGATTCAGCTTCCCAAAGGGATGTCACTGAAGCAGTTAAAAACCTTACTCGATCGGGCACTGGAACAAGATCTGACTCCACCGGAGGCGGATCAAGTGGACAGTTGGCTCGATTGGGCGTTGGACGCGGCCAAGAAGTACGGCCCAAAGTTAATGGAAATGTTGCCCGAATTGGCGGCGTTGCTCTAAAACAACCAAAGATGAAGAAGCGTCTTCGAGTTGGTATGTGCACAGTTGTGCACCAACCCGTCGCGCCTACGTCTGAGGAAGTTGCTTTGGCCAAGAAACTTGGCAATCCAGTCCCTCTTCCAAAGAGTGAAGTGGTTGCACAGTTGCCGGTGAATCGATTTCTTGTTGGTTCATCAGCAGACATTCCCAAGCAGACCCGAATCCCTGATGACATTGGGGGAAGACATCATGGTCTCTCCCACACAGAGTATGAGTTTATCGAAGGAGGTAAACACCATGTCCGTGCTATTGGACAGACGTGGTTGTGCGCTGTGAATGTCACCACTGCGACCGGTACTGGCCAAACCCTTAAGGTGAAGCCAATTGCTGCGAGCTGGCTCGGTGGTCGCCTTACTGCCCTTGCGTCGCTTTTTGAGCAGAGCTCCGTCAAGGAGTTCAAGCTTGAATGGCGCTCGGTCACTGGTGACCTCGAGCCTGGTGGTGTTATGTTGTCATTCGTGAATGACGAAAGTGTTGAGTTTCTCGACACTGGTGATGCATGGCTCCAGAGAATTACTGACTTTCAGCAGTTCGTTGACACTCTTGTTAGAAAGAGCGCGACACTTTCGATCGATCCTTCGACCGCTGTGAAGCGCCAGTTTAACGTGAGCGATTCTGACGCGACTGTTGTCACAGCTGGTATTGTGATCGTCGTTACGACGGCCGATTTGGCAGTCAAGGCGATGGGTCATGTCTATGTGCAATATGACATAGATTTCTTTGAAGACTACATCGACACTACAGTCAATGCTATTGCTACCGGCACTATCCATATGGGTAGTGCTGCTGCCACTCTGACAGCTGGAGCTGCTTATGCCCCTGTCACTGCCGCTGCTTTGGGAGCAAATGCGTTTGGAACTGCAACCGTCTCCACGTCTGCACCTGCTGGTGCTTATGTCATATCTATGACTTGTACGAGTAATGCGTCCACGGTGGGCGACTTCGTTGTTGCAAATGAGTACCATCCGGGTGGTATCACTGCCAGCACTGGTCTCGATAAGGGACACACGCTTTTTGCGCGTTCCGTTATTGTGGACACTAGTGCGGGTAGTATCACTTGGACTAATGGCACTATTCGTTTGGCTCTTTTTACTAATTGGGAAGACGCGTGGGGAGGTGATGATCAGTCAGCTCTCCCTGGTATTTCCAATTATGAGTCGAACTTGCTCAATGTGTTGTCCGCTTCGAACCCTGTCTCGAATGATAAGTCGTATGACTGCACCTTTTATCCAATCAAGGCTACTTAACTTTGTTAGATGTACGGGAGATTAAACTCCCCGAACTAACTTAGGTCCTATGTTCCTTCCTTGTGATATGTTTTGTTTATGGTGGACTTCTTGCACGCGAGTGTTCTTTGTTTGCCTATTATTTAGCCCCTTCTATTAGTAGTC